AGGGTTTTCATTAAATGTGACTGGGGTTTAGTTAATTAGAACTTAAATCCGACACCGAAAGAAACTACAGTGTCCATATCCTCAGCATCTAGATCATCATTAAGAATGAAGTCAACTCCACCATGAAGATCAATATTATTTGCTAGTTTGTATGCAACTGCTGGACCTGCAGTGATTGTGCTTTCGCCATCAGTGTAATATTGACCAACATTTGCTGCTACAGTGAATACATCACTCGCCTTGTACTTCAGGGTAGTGATTCCTTCAAAAATATTGTCAGAAACAAATCCACCAAGGACTGGAACATAAGTGTAATCATCAACAAGATCATACTTTACAGTCTGTGAAAGTGAGAACGAATCCCATTCATATCCGATGTTTCCACCAAAAGTAAAGACTGTTTCGCTTGATGAGTAATCCCCGCCGAGAGGAATTCCAACACCAGCAATTAGATCCACAGAAAGTTTACCAAATGTTGCAACATTTTGAAGAGTAAAAGTTACATCAACATCGCCAACTCCAGTTGCAGAATTAATAAAAGTTGCTTGATTATAGACTGGAAGTGCAACATCTACCTTAATGTTATCATCTAGTTTAAAATCAAGGTTCGTGTTCCATTGAACAATTTGACCATTATCAAAATTATAAAAAGATACATTCTCCACAAGATTCATCTTGAATGTATCACACTTTGTTGGTTGAACTTCCTGCGCAACAACAAAAGTGTTTGTGAAAAGTGCTACAAATGCTACTAACGCTGTCTTAATTGAATTTTTCATTTATACTCCTTAATTAGTTAAATCTACCAGTTCACACTTATCTCCGCTACAAGCGAATGTCTGTGTTCCAACTGTCTTGTCTTCTTTCTCATAATTAATTATTAAACCCCAATCTACATTCTTAGGCATCTTCTCCAATGCCTTAAGATATTCTTCTTTAGTGCAATCCTGATATGGTGCTTGACGATATGAATGGTCAGAGTGTGGGAGGAATGAAATACCACTGATTTCATCGAAATGCTTATATACCCATGCTCCAACTTCCATCCATTCGTGTTCCTTTACAGTGACAGTTATCGATGGTTTATGTTCACACCAATAACGCTGATATGCCAACCACAATTCGAGATGTTGAATTGCTGTCATGTCGTTACGAGTAACGGAACCCTCTGCTTTCATCGGGAACGAGAAGACCATAGTATGATCTGGTTTCATTACACATGGTTCAACGGGGAATCCCATATCAACCATCATCTGACACAACGGATCTTTACGATCTGCACGAACTGTGCGAATATAATATTCATTATGGCGAGCATGAATGCCAGATGCTGCATCTGTCAATTGTGATACTGTTCCTGATGGTTTTACACAAGTAATTGCTGCTGCTGGATTAATTCCAATTTTTCCTGCCCATTCTTTGTTAGTATCAATAGCAATTTGTTTAAGATCTAGAAGTGTATCTTTTAGTTCTTCTGAAATTCTTCCTCGCATAATAGGATTGTCCATAATTCCCGTCAATGAAACTCCAAGCAATGCTTCTTCTTGGCAATTCTTTTTCCAATCAGATGAAAGATATGGAAAATGAGTAAGAGATGCTTGCCATGTTCCTAGAATAGTAGCAAGACGAACTTTACGGCGAAGTGATTTAGCATTGTCTTCTACTCTAACTACAACCTCAGTGAGATTGCAAAATTCACGGTCGCGTAAAATAATTTCACTGCAAGGATTTGTGCCAAACTCATAAGTTGAATTGCGGCGATCTCCAAGTTTATCCACTGTTCTACGGCAAGCATCACGATTGAATATACCGCGTTCTCCACTCTTTGATTTATATAATGCCACCCACTCATCCATGAATACTCCTATTTCTGGTTTTTCTTTGTAGGCAACTGAGTTGTTTGCAAGTGCGCGCTGTGGATTATCATTCCACCACGCTCCCGACTTGGCATCTCGCATTCTTTCATCTGTAAGATTGGAGAGACTAATAAGAGCAGATCTACGGACTCCTCCAACCACGACAATTTCTGCAACTTTGCATACGATATCGTGACATTCAATTGATGTAAGTTTTCTCCCTGCTGCTCTCTTAAAAGTATCAACGGTGAATTTAAATAAATCCTCAAGCGGTCTTGGTCCAGACGCTCTACCACCGAATGTTTTGAGGCGGGCCCCAGCAGGACGAACTTTTGATACATCCCATTTTGGAATCTGACCTCCAATGAGTAAGGAGATAAGTTCTTTATAAGCCTTAGCCCAACCAGTCTTGCTATCTTCCACAATGATCGTGGTGTCAGAATCCGTAAACTGTTCAGCAATTGTTGGAAGTTTTTCAACATATTGACGCTCCACACTAAATCCTACTCCAGTACCACACATCAAGATATAAAGTATTTCATCAAATGCTCTAATTCTATTCACAGCAACATAAGAACAATTATATCCCGCTGTATTATCTCGTTTAAGTGCTTCACCAGCAGTCATTAATGCTCTCATACTTGGCATTATTTCTAGATTCAATACAGCATCTTCTAATTCACAACGAAGTTCTGGAGTAACAGTATAATTTTTATTTTCCTTGAGATGTGACTCAAAAAAATCAAAATATCGCTTTACAGTTTCTCCCCAAGTTTCTCGTCTTTTTTCCTTTTCTAACCAACGAGCATATCTAGAGGTGTGAATAAATTTCTGATAATCAGAAGGCAAATCTTTCATGTAGTCTCCTTTGTCAGCACATACCACGATTCAGGGAAAAGAGATTCAATAATTTTACCAATTGCTTTTGCATATTCTCTAACCTCCCACTGTGCGTGTGGATCAGATCTTTGTCTGTAGACCCTTGCATACGCAGCAAGCGATCCTGTCCACCACCATTCAGTATAGGTTCCCTGTGGAAGAACAAATCTTGCTTGTTCTGGGGCGACTCCTTTATCTATAAGAGAATTATAGACATCTATACACGCATCGACTGCATTCTGATATGTTCTTTGATAATGCATCTTATTTTGTTCATCTTTCACAAAATCTTCAGAACCTTGTTTTGCATTTCCTGTTGGTTTTTCTCTCCAAAATGGTCTATAGACATCAGGAGTATACGAAACATATCTTCTTGAAATTTCATTTTCTACAAAACCAACCTTATGTTTAAACAACTGTGTTCGAATTGAAATTGGTGCTTTAATTCGTAGAGTAATTTGTGGATGTGCAAATGGTGTCCAGTGGTTATGTTCTGCAAGATAGTTAATTAATTTTGAATCTTTTGCAGTAAGATGACCAACTCCTTCGTGATCTATTTCTTCCCATTCGCTTTCTTTATTAAAAGAAACTCTAGCGGCATTTACAATTGTTAGATCACATCCCATATGATCTACATATTCCACAAATCCAGTATCAAGAACAAGAACTCTATTTTCCATCATTAAACCTCTTTAGCATATCGCTATCTGCACCAAACATATTCTCAACTAATTTTTTACTAAAGTTGATAAATCCATCATTCTTTATAAATTTGCAAATATTGAAAAAATATTCCCAGTCATCTTCATCAAAAGAATTATAATCTAATTCCTTCGAGTGCCGAATGAAATTTTCTACATAATTTTTAATACAATACAAATCTTCTTTATTTGTTTTCTTCTTCTTGATCCACTTATTATTTGCTGTCTCTTCATCATCACCTAGAGAAATACGAGAATCTATAAATTTTTCATAGTTAGTTTTATTTTTTAAAAGTGTTTCATATAACTCTTGAAGAAATTGCTTGTTATTTTCATGCCAATATTCAAATGCTACACCTTTTGTTTCGGTGTATGTTCGGGCATAATCTACTGCACGAAAAAACATCTCTTGATCTTGTTCTCTAATATATTCAGCAAATTTAAAATGAAACTCTACAAGACCAACCAATAAATTATAATCTTTTTCTGGAATTTTCATTGACATTTTCTCCATGAATTAAATGCTAGTAATGCTGCTGCTCCACTAAATATGTTTGCTTCAATTATATCACAAGGATTTAATCCAGACAACACCATATCATTTATATCTTTTTCTTTTATATCATTTGGAAATATACAAATTTTTTCACCAGATTCAATTAAAGACTTAATAATATTTGAAACTGTTCTACTTCTTGGTTCATTGTCAACAACAAAGACAAGATCTTGATTTATAAATGTTTTCCTGATCTCTAAGAAATTTCCAATTCCAAGACATGCAATTGAATTTGGTAAAAATAAACTGTCTATTGGACCTTCAACAACATATATGCGTTTGCTTTTATCTATTGTATCCAATCCATATGTTAATTTTATTTTATCAGTTTTCTTTAGGGTTATATATTTTGGTTTTATATTTCCCACAGATCTTCCTTGTACGCCAATACATTGATTGTGTTCATCAAAAATCGGAATGATTATTCTTTCATCTTCTTGTAGTAAATTTTTATATTCAGAATTAAATTTTTCAGCAAAAATACCAAACTGTTTTGTGAACCCAAATTTATCCCATTTATCTTCTGGAATTTTTCTATCTTTAAGAAATTTAATTGCAACATGATCTGGTGGCAATTCTTCAATCATCTGATATGGAGGATTGGAAGAAACTATAGTATAGGATTCCTCTATATTTGTTTCCTCAATTATAGTGTTTTTTTCTTTGAATGTTTCCAGACAATATTCTTTAAATAACATTGGCGAAACAATTTCTAAAAATTTATAAATATTATAAGATACACCACAGTTATGGCATTTATAAAAATAACTATCGGTATTGCTAAAAAAATATCCTCTTGCTTTATTTTTATTTAATTCGGAATCTCCACAAATTGGACATCTGCAATTAGCAAGATTTACTTTTTTCCACTTGAATTTTTCAAGAGAAGAAGAAACCAAATTTACATATTTTTTATCTACATACAAAGACATTAAAATTTCCAGTTATCAACACTTGTTTTTGTAGTTGTTTTAATTTGTGAAGTTTGCTGTAATGTTTGTTTATTTGAAGCAGGAATAATTGCTGCTTCTTCTTTTTTAACATCAAATACTTTCATCTTTGCACGATTAATTCCGAGAATAAATTTACGATTTGCTGCTGTATCGTTATATCTGTTTTTTAATTGTTTTACCATTATTTGATTAAGTTCTGCAAGTTCATCTGTTGTAATCAATGCAAACATAAAATCAGCAGTTGCAGGAAGACCAAATGATTCTGATGTATCTTCAAGACCAACATCGGTGCTCGAATATCCTGATCGTGTTGTCTGTGTGGCACTAAAGAGAGGAACGCCATATTCAACTGCAAGACCACGAAGTTCCTCTGCAATTGATTTGACATACATGTATGAATTTACATTATTTCCATTCTTTAAGCGTGCGGAAGCACAAATATTAAGATAATCAACAAATATAATATCAGGTTTAAACTTACGCTTAAGTGCAAGTTCATCTAGAAGAAATCTAAAATGATTAACATTTGCTGTCGCAGTTGGATACTCTTTAATAATAAGTTTACCCTTTACACCAGCACTTAGATTATTCATCTTCTTTTCATATACAGACTTTGGCAGTTGTCGCAAATTATCAAGAGTAACATCAAGAAGATTTGCATCAATTCTTTCTGCAATTCTTTCTTCTGCCATCTCACAAGTAATGTATAGAACATTTTGATTTTGTTTCAAACAATTTGCTGCGTGATGGCAAAGGAACATAGACTTACCAACACCAGTTCCTGCCATTACAATATTTAAAGTTTTAGTAGGAGTTCCACCATTTGTAATCTGATTGAAAAAATCAAGATCAAATGGTATACGCTTCTCTACAGCATGATAAAAATCAAAACGCTTTTCATAGTCTTCTATGTAATCATGACCAATATGAACATCAAAAGAGACAGCAAGTGCCTTTGATAAAATATCAGGAATTGAACCTTGCGCTTGTTGAGACTTGCCATCAATAATTTGAATGGATTCCATAATTGCATTATAGACTGCTTTTTCTTTACAGAAATTTTCTGTTTCATTGAGCAACCATTCATTATCACATGTCTCTTTATGATTTGATATTTCTTCAATGATCGTTGAGACACGCTTCATTTCCTCCTGTGTTATGCTTTTATTTTTGTCAAGTATAATATATAGTGCTTCTTTTGTTGGAAGATTATTATACTTGATTATAAAATCATGAATGGTTTCAAAAACAAATCGTAATGCTCTGTCATGAAAATACTCCCTTTTGATAAAGGGAGTTGCTTTTCGAGAATAAGTTTCGTTTTTAATTAGATTGTGAAGTATCAGTTTTTCGATGTCTGTCATTCTTCATCCTCTGGTGTTTGTTCACCACCATAACTAAACTTATTGTACACTGCCTTTTCAATCTGGTCAAGGACATCCTTTGTGAAATATTTTTCAGGATTATCATAGATTGTTTTTTCAAACACTTTTGATCCGTCAGGTAGTTCAATACGAGTAGAATTCTTTTTAAAGATTCCACTCTCAACAGCAATATCTACAAGACCATAATAAGGATCAAGACCGCTATCGTAATTCAAGCGCAGATCTACCATACTATTTTCCTTAGTAAATCTTCCCTTGTATAGTTTAGCATGAATAATATTACCGATAACTTCACCATCAGCATTCTTATCCTTCTTCTTTGAAAGATAAACAATAGTTGATGCTGCATACTTAAGACCAGTACCACCACCCATCTCTGACATTGGAACATATGCACCAACGACTTGATAAGTGTGATTAGTCATAATCATTGGAATCTTTGCGATACCCAACTTAACTGTAAGTACACGAAATGTTGACTTGACAATTTGCGCGCGAGTCATGTCGCGTGTTTCCTTGCCTTCAGCAGTATCATTCATCTCTTTAGATGTTGACAACATACCAAGAGAATCAAGAACAATCATTGTTGGTTTACGATCTTCCTCTGCAAGTTCAAGATACTTATCAACAATTGTAATTGCTTGATGACGAAACTCTTCAATTGTCGCCACGGGAAATACTGCTACACGCTTTGGATCAATACCACGCTTCTTGAACATCTCTGATGTAACTGCTTGTTCTGAGTCAAAATAAAGAACGACAGCATCAGGATTGTCAGTCAAAAACTTAGAGACAATACCAAGAGTAAAATAAGTCTTACCAGTAGAAGACTCTCCAGCAAGAGCAAGAATTTTATTGTTGGGAAGACCACCATAAATGCTTGCAGATAATAGACCATTAAAAATATAACAACCAGTATTAACGAATCCATTGACATCTGATCCATCTAACCCATCTGCTACTAGCGATGCGTATTTATTTCCAGAAGATTTAACCATTGACGATAAAAAATCACTCATAATATTCCTTTCAACCAAATAGGTTTTCTAGTGTAGACTTTCGCTCTGTTGACCACCCAATAGTATCTAGAATAGTTGTCAGAGGATCAATAAAAGATTTCTCAAATTGAACTTTAGAATCAATATAATCTTTTAGATCAAATTCTTTGGGAAGAGTATTTGGAAAAGAAATTACCTGATCTTCTCCCCGTGATCCACCAAGAGGATTTGGTTTCTTGAGAATAAGATATTTGATTTTATCCCCCTCTCCAATCTTCTTGTACTTCTTTCCCAACTTAAGTTTATCAAGATAATGATTGTAGATCAAAGCACCCTTGACTGCAATGGGTGTTGACTTCTTATATATTGTATTAGCATCAAAATATTTCTTCATGCCATTAACACTGCGAGGAAATGCCATTTGATCTGGAGGTAGTGCATAGAATTCTTCCCTGCACTTCTCAACAAAATCAATCAGTTCACTCTCAGTGCCATTCATGGTGATATTGATTGCTGTCTTCAAATGTTTACGAACAAACTCAGGAGTTGAACTGCGTGTTGTTTCAATGCCCTTAATCTTGAGTTTTGGTTCATTATAACGAACGCCTTCAGAGTCAAGCACATTGAGCATGTATCTTTTCTTTGCAGTCCATATTCCACGGTCAGCAATGACCTCTCTGCCCATCTGCATACGGTTTTCGTATGCATTCATCTTTGTTGCAAGTTCTTTAAACTTCTTATCAATGAACGGTAGTATAATTTCCTCTGCTGCTTTGTTCAAAAAATCAACAATTGTTTTTGTTTCTGGTTTTGATACTTTTGTTTCACCATCAAACATCGAAACAGATGGATATACCTTCTCAACAAGACCATTCAAACAAAGATAAACAGAGTCTGTATCTGATGCGATAACATAATCAACATCATTAGTTCCTACTGCTTTGTTAAGATACTTATTAAGTTCCTGACCAATCCATTGAATTGACAACTGACCCGACAGAGTAATTGCCTCTGCGAGTTCGGTTGAATAATATCTAAAGTATTGATTGCCTAACCTATTGCGCCGTAAGCAGAATTCAGTTGGATCTTGCGAACCAACTGAAAGTTGTGATACTTGGAAATATCCAATTCACACTGCTTACGGAGCAATAGCAGTTCCTCCGTAGATAATTTTGTTAAATCTTTTGACATAACCAACCTTTTGCTTTTCCTTTACTTATCGCAGTATTTTTTAAACTACTTTTCCATATTGTAGTGTAAGGAATTCCTTTAGTCAAGCAGAATTCTTGTAATCTATTGGTTTCATAACAAATTCCTAATGGATCTATTACTTTAAACCAGGAAGACAGTGCATCTCTTTGTTTTTCTTTATTTTCTTTCCAATAATCAGTTGCCCACTCAGTCATGAATTGAGAATGTTCTGGTTTCTTTTTTCCAGTGTTTGCTTTTATTGCTTTTTCTAAATTTAGAATAGCAATTGTTTTATATTTTTCTAAATTTTTGTTTTTTGTTTTGGTTGCATTCTCAATACATTTATTTTTAATAAGTTCATCTTTCATTGGATTATTGTCTCCGACTAATAATCCATTGCTATTGACATAATCCCATCCACCAACACCGCCATGTTTTAAATTATAGCAATTTTTATCACCGATAAAAGATTGTAATAAAATTTGCTCCTCCAAATACATTTGTTCTCTGGAAGAGCATTCTTTTATTATTTCTTTTTTGAAATTATTTTTACCGTATTTTACTATAGCTCGTTTTAACGCTTTTCCACTTCCAAGATAAGAATCGTTTATATTTTTAGTTTCATGTGCGCCTATATAAAATTTGCCATTAATCAAATTTATAGTTTTGTATATCAAGTATTTTTTCATACTGTTATGTATGAAAATACTGATTTACAAATGCTCTAATCAATGTAATGTCAATAGATACTTGGTTTGATTAATTATTCCAACCATCTCGTCACGAATATTTAAAAGTTCAGAATCATTTCCCTTAAGTTCCATGGGGAGTTCGTTGATTAAAAAATCTTCAAAATATTTAAGGACTGGCATTGGGTGTGCGGTTTCATAACCCTTCAAATCAATGGTTCTGTGCTGTTCTGTGTCTTTTCCATACTTACCCATGTATGTCTCGACAAAGGTATCAATCAGAGGATCTAATGCCTCATATGCCTTTCCTAGTGCCTTGTGTTCAGCGTAGGATGGGGTCTGCCAGTGATGAATACGAAGTTGGTTCTGTAATGTTAGAAATTTTCCAATACACGACATAGTTTCTCTCCTGTCTTGTATTTATAATTTTGCTTTCCACACCCCATCCACAATAATACCATAAGATGGAACATCATCAGCAGTTATTTTCTGCACCGAATAGCATTGAGATGCTTTCATTCGCTTACGAAGTTCATTTAACTGTTCTGCTTCTGCAACAGCATTTGTTTTCTTCTTGAATAACAAAAGACCCTTGCGGGCTTCACCCGAAGAGTCCTTGATATTATCCATCACAAATTGTTTAGTCTCTGTGATAATTCCGTACATTAAAACCATCCCTTCTTCTTCTCAGGACAATTAAAGACGATACAAGAAGGTCGAGTCCATTCGTAGCGCATTACCCCATAGTAGTCGAGAACCACTACGCGACACACATACTTTGGCATGACGATTGTTCCACTTTCCCATTGCTGCTTGAAGAGTTCAGACAACTTACTGATCTCCTCCTCGTCATCCCCTGTATAGTCAGAATCGACATGGATGAGGAACTTTAGATTGCTCATTTCTTTTTGCTTTTGTGCTTCAGTCATTCTTGTTCTCCCTCAGTTGCCTGTTCTCTTCCCAAAGTCGCTCAATAGTTTTGAGATCTTCCTCTGAACTAGCCTTTAGGAACTCCTTGAATTCCTTGACCGATTGTGGAAATCCTTCTCCCGAATAATTCTCGTAGCAATCCCAACCACGGGAGATGGCATAGTCTCCTGCTAGGAATCCCGTCAGATGATGAAAGCCACAGACCTCACGCCGTGCTTCATCACGCTCACGGGTCAGTTCCTCACACTTTGCAACAAGTGATTCAACATGGTCGATGAGTTCTTGCTTTGTAGGTTTCTTATTCATAATACCAAAGGTGGGAATCGAACCCACACTGTATGATTTTTGAAATCACCGACTCTACCGTTGGTCTACTTTGGCGTATTTATTATACCAAACTCGGATTCTAAACGCAACCACTTTCTAATACAATTGTCACTTACTCCATATTTTTTTTCCAACTGAACTGCCTTTTTAATGGGATTGGTGGGATTCGAACCCACAATGTGTCTTTAACCGTGACGAATTTTAAATTCGTTGCGTTTCGCCAGTTTCGCCACTATGGTGTCATCTTCCGCGCAATTGAAATTCAAGTGCAGCAATATCACTATTTGCAGTAAATAATTTTTGTTTTAATAAATTATTTTCATTTACTAATTGCTCAATATAAGATTCCAACTCTCTAACTCTAGATTCAACTTCACTTCTATTTACATATATTCGATTATGTAATCGCTGCCAACTAGGATGATCCCAAGTTGGAATTCGTAATTCGTTTTTGATTTGTTCTAAATTTAATTGATCTTCTGACATAATGGGAATGGTGGGAATCGAACCCACACGGTCAAATGACCGACAGATTTTAAGTCTGTTGCGTCTGCCTGTTCCGCCACAATCCCGAACTACCCCGCCTAGATTCGAACTAGGAAAAAGAGATCCAAAGTCTCCTGTGATACCGTTTCACCACGGGGTATTAAAACACATTACTTGCGAGTGCGTACATTGCAATACCACTTGCAGTTCCCACATTCAAACTTCTCACGCTTCCATACTGCTTAATATACAGTATGTCGTCACAAATGTCAATGAGTTCCTGGGGAAGTCCAACCTGTTCTTGTCCAAAGACAAGAATATGATGTGTATGTGAATCCCAAATATAATTATTGATTGGACTTGCCCCAGGAATATTGTCAATACCAATGATCTTCACATTGGCATTGGAATCCCGTATAGACTTGATTTCATCATCAAGTTCAGATAGGGACTTGGTATGCTTGAAATGTGTGTAATGATGCGTACCTACTGTTCCTCGTCGGTCGTATTGCTTTGCACCATACAAGACTACCTTCTTAGCAAGAAACGCATTCGCATTACGAATAACTGTAGCAATATTGAAGTCATTATATAGATTACTGCAAATAACGGTAAAATTATTCCGCTTTGCATCAAGATCAGCAATAATTGCTTCATGCTTCCAATAATGGTAGTGGTCAATCACATTCCTCGTTTCCATGTGTGTATTATACCATAACATAAGTCATTCTGCAAGAGGATTCCCATCAGATCTTACTTTTGCTCGTTCTTTATAAAAATGTTTTGGTTGCTTCTCTCCCTTTTCTACAAATTTCTCATACCAATATTTATTTCTTTGCAAATAAAGTTCATTATCAAATGATGGATATGTATCTTTTAATTCCCAATCCCCATGAACAGAATGTATATGCATTGGAATTATTTGAGCGAGAGGTGGCCACATATCTTTTCTAAATTCAAATTTTTCATTTGGTCTGTGAAATAAAATATTGGTCCATATGTCACCTGGAAACCAATCAGATTCTATGAATCCGCTTTGAATGTGCCATGGTCTATTATGGTGTTCATAACAATTTATAGGATTTGTTATAAATAAACACCAATTTTTTGGAGTTCTAAAAGATCTACCAGTCCATAATTGCAACATGTTTATTTCAGTAAGTCCAAAATCATATTTTGATTGTGGTCGATCATAATTAAACACATTAGCATCTTTATCTTTATCTTTTAGTTCTTTAAAGATACATGCATCATCATCATAATATTTTTCATGAAAAGTGTATTCAAATTTTTTATCACCCAGATATGTGACATCAAAATCAAGTGCTGGATATACCCACCATCCAATAGAATTTGCTGAAGTAAATGGTCCACAATATTTGTATGCTTGATCGTTCCATAATTTTTCATCTGATCCATTTTCTGATTTTAATTTTTTATTTGCTTTTTCTAATCGTATTCCTTGCGATGGATGAACATGCAGAACTTCAATAATCCGTTTTTCATCTAACTTTTGTTCTTCATTTATTTCATCTGGTTTTGCAAAAAATCCGCTAAATGGACATCCACTCATAATAAACCTCTTTTCTTCATTTCCGCGTTAATGTCTTCTAGATTCTTTTCAGATTCAATCATCTTCTTTTTAAACATCTTACGATCTTTATACATCTTATCCATAAGTTCTGGAAGGAATCCACGAATATCTTTTCTGTATGTAGTTCCATTTGCAGCAACTGAGAGATTCTTTGATTTATATTTTTCTAATGCTTTTGTTGTGACTTCTCCACCTTTAAGAACTCCTTCTGGTGCTACAACTCCACGAAGACCATCTTCTGTCAAAGTCTCTGGAGAAATATTATACTGCATGATAAGATGTGGATATAGGGAATTTAAATCAAAACTAACAACCCAATTATATTTTCCTGGAACTGGTTCTTTCACATAAGCACCAGCATACTGCTCATCTTTTCTTCCTTTTCTCTTTGGTGGAATCATTATTCCACGATTTTTAAGATATTTGTAGATAATCACATCCCATGTACGAACTTGAGAAAATACATCACTAAAATTAACACCTGCTGAATATGCAAGTGCCACTGCAAGTTCAATGAGTCTTAGTTTTTCTTCAAGTTTCTGAACAAGTTCAACATCTCGGATGTTATACTCAACAAACTTTTGAAAGTCTTTGCGATAAAACTCTGTAATGTTTTCATATTCGGAATAAGATAACTTTCGTTCTCCTAGTTCAACATATGCAATATGGTTCAATGCATATGATTCTTGATTTACATATGTAAATGTTTGATACACTTCATAATAATCAAGCATTGAAACACCGACAATATCATATACTTGCTCTTCTTTGCCTGAGTTGCGTGTAATTTGACGATCCTTAAGTTTGCCCCAAGGAGACAATTTCTTTGCTGCTTTTGTTCCAAGCAATACCTTGATTCGATTTATAAGATAAGGAAAATCAAAAAATCTAATGTTCCATCCAGATACAATATCAGGATAATTTGCTGCAAAATAGTCAATAAATGTTTGCAGCATATCACTCTCATCTTCAAATTCAAAAACACGAACATCTTGTGTAGTTTTAAATCTACCAAGACAAAAAGTTGCTTTACCAGTTTTTGTGGATGAAATAGAAATTACATTGATACTCTCTTCTGGATTTTCAATTACAGGCCATCCTTTTTCAGAAGTTGTTTCAATGTCTATGTACATTATATCAATCTTTGAAAAATCATAAAGCATATCACTCCCATATGTTTC